AGCCTCACGACGTTCGAGTTCGGCTTTCAGGTCCGCCGTGGACGCTTGCTCTAGATTTGCCATGGACTTGCACCGTGGGTGTTACTGAATTAGGTGCATCGTATCTCATTTTGCGCTGCACGATGTTGCGAAAATGTAACGACACCAAAATTTGTAACTATTCGATCAGCCCAACTGCCTGGGCATTGTACTTGATCGTGACGTATGCAAGAACACCAAAACACCTTGCATAACCTTCTGCAGCCATGTCAGGCGTGCTTACTAAATGCTCACCGATCATAAACTGTGTGACCCAACCTACTTGTTGCGGTTCGATGGTACCAGGTGCATGAATGACCAACATCAAGTGCAGGTTCTTTTCAAGATCTGCGATTGCGTTCAGATCCTTCATGAAATTCTGCTTAGACTGCGGATCAATGAAACTTGGAAGCGCAGCAATGAAAAACTCATTCAGTTTGTTCTTACGGGCCATTCGCTCCCAGTCACCGAGAAGATCGTCAATGGTGTCATAGACTACCTCCTCGAACGTGACTTTAGGAGATTCTTTCGTTTTCTGCTTGCGCTTCGAAGTGAAATCGATGATGTCCGCCATTTATGCCTCGATGAACTTTGCACCATACGAATTGTGTGCTGAGGCATTTGTTTCTCGAATGTAGCCACGTGGGTTACACACAATTCGCGTATCAAACAAAGCCATGTCAATGGTATCATGTGTGTGACCATGAATCCAAATGTCTGGCGAGTTTTCCCCCACCAACAAATTGTCACTTTTCGATGCAAACCCGCCATTGATGTCGTTGCCGAAGCGCGGGTGACACAGGCGATATGAAGGCATGTGATGGGTCACGACAACCTTGAGCTTATCAGTCGGCATCTCAAGGAAAGCTTGTACATCTGACTTCATGGTCTTGTGAAGATCAACCATGTCCTCTACGGTAAACTTTTCACCAAGGTTGGAAATGATTTCAAAATCCCACAATCCCCTGGATACGTTGAATCGGTCTAAAGGAGTCTCGCCGCCATCAGACCAATACGTTCCACAGATGAACCGAATACCGTCAATATCGAAGCACTTCACTTCACCAAGAGCGGCACTCACTTTGGTGAAGTGCTGCTTCAGGTGCTCTGAGACGTTGTTGTTCAGAACCGCCATGTCATGGCGGTAGTACTCGTGATTTCCAGGCACGTACACGATGTGCTGGAACCTCGGCTCAATGCACTTGAGGAACATGCATAGCTGGTCTGGCTTCGACGAGATGTCGCCAGCTAGAACCAGAATGGAGTCCTCATCACGAGGGTCGTGCGGAAGAATGTGGACCTCTACTGCGTAGATGTCCTTACCGTAGAACTGTTCGAGGTGTAGGTCAGATGCGACCCTGATATATTTTGCCATGTTTAGATTCTAGCGCAATTGTAACGGCACTGAACCTAGAACTCAGGTAGTGGTCTTCTCTACGACTTCCTTGTGTAGAGCCAACCACCCATCAAGCTCTTGCTTGAGCTCATTGACAGCGCCTGGTTCATTCAACCGAGACTTGAGCGCCTCGACTCGTTCAGCTGTTCGCTGAGCCTCACGCCTTTTGGCGTAAATCGAGAAATCAAAGAGCTTCATGATCGGCCCGGTAAATGATGAACTATTTAGGGCTGATCAGGTCGGGTTGACAAAAACGAGACCACGGCTCAACTCGTTCCGGAAGCAATGAGGGCCACCATTCATTTAGGAATGGTGGCCCTCGGCCTCACCTGGTGAATCAGATTAGCGTTCACACCACTCCTGGAACCGTTCGAGTGCGCGAACCACACGATAATCACGAACACAACCCAAAACAAAAACGACCTCGCGTCAATCCTTGTCTTTGAAGAAGGTCTTCATGAAGCGGTAAATCATCCATCCACCGACAACCATCAGCGCGCCCAACACCGCAATGAACACAAGGGACGCGGCCTTGATCACAACTGCGCCAAGAGCAGCGCACATCAGAAACACGAGAGCAATTGTCGTGGTGTTCATGGGTTTCATCCTCATAAGTCCGTGTTGATCATTTTGTAGAAGCTCTTACGTGGCAAGAGCTTGAGAGCCTGCTCGTTAATCGAGTTTGCAGACCTTCCGATTTTCCACCCGAGCTCTGCCAATTCATGGCAGGTAAGCGGTTGGTTCCTTACTTTGTAGTAAGTTTCGATTGCGCTGACTAGGGCTTCACTTTCTTGTGCGCTCCACCGCGCTCCAGCTCTAGGAGTTGGAGACCATTCGGAAGGAAGACCGAGAGCGTGATTCGCACCATGCTTGGCGCGCACCTGAGCATCCGCTTTTTAAGCCTCGCATAACGCAGCGAATGCTCATTGATTGTCAACATGGTCATTCCTCGTCGTAGACGATCTTGTCGTCACGGAAACGGAAGACTGTTGGGAAGCGCAGCGAGTGCACCGTCTTACCCTTGGCCAGAGAAACTTCCTGATACTTCAGCTCGATGGTTGTGCCAAGGAACTTCTCCTTGTTGTTCCAGATCTCGTCACGAGTAGGACAGTCAGGATCGTCCTTCGGCTTCAGGGTCTTGATGCCAGAACCGACGCCGCACTCGAAGCGTGTACCATCTTCCAGGTAGCCAACCACGTTGATGCGGCCCAGTGTGCCTGCAAACTTGGACTTGGGGCGGCCAGGTTCGAAGCCAACGATGCGGCCGTCTGCCGAGTAGAACTTCTTGACCTTGCACCATGCGATGGTGCGATCCCAAGCGTACGTGGCGTCCCAGTCCTTGAGGATGAGACCTTCGTGACCCTTGGGTTGGCCATCGAAACCAGGAGTCGTGACTTCATCGCAGTACGCGACCATGTCCTGGTAGTCCTTGACTTCACGGCCCTGCGACAGGGTAATGCGCTTGACGTTCGGCAGGTCAGCCAACATCTTCTCGATGTTCTCGCGGTTCTTGCGCATCGTGATGTCGGTCTTCTGGGCTTCCCAGTGCGACAGCGGCATGATGAAGAACGCACGGATGAATATGCGGGCCTTGGCTTCATCGTTGCCAGACTTCTTGGCGTTCATCGTGTCCGTCCAGTCGCTGGCGAAGCGTTCACCGTCCAGAACGTAGTCGTAGCCGAGGTAGTCACGGATAGCCTTGAGTTCTGTGTCGAACAGACCGTTCATGTGGAACGCTTCGAGACCTGAACGACTGATGTGGCTGATGCCGTCGCTCTTGACGATCGCGATGTTCCGCTCACCGTCGTACTTCCAGTCTGCTTGGCACGGGAACGTGATGTACTTCTCGAACTCTTCGGCGTCTGTGCACTTATCAGCCAACATCACGTTGAACACCGGCACCTGATCGTCTGGCCAAACCTTGTTGTAAGTTTCTGGCGAGAACCCGGCCTTGAGGTCCTTTTCGATCACGCGCTCAAGGTAGTTCGCTGTTTCCTTGGTGAAGGCGCTGAGCAACATGGTCACCGTTTCACGGGCCATATCACCAGTCAGTTCGCGGTTGCGGAGCTGATCGAGCACATCCACGATGGTGCTCAGCGACGCGTCTTCGCTTGCGTATTCCTTGGGGCGGTTGAACTTCTTGACACCGTATGTGTAGTACGGGTTCATGGCGTAGAACATGAGCGTACGTCCTTCCTTGCTCAGGTTCTTGAGCGCGTCTTGAATGACGGCCTTTTTGCCAGCGCCGTTCGCGCTTTCGCAGATCTTGAGTGCTTGGACGAATGTTTGAATGCTCATGTTGTTTGTCACCTATGCCTGTAGTATGCCTGTAGTATGTGGTTGTATGTTACTTGCCGAAGAGCCAGATGCCGACAGCGAGGATCACAAAGAGTGCAGGCTTCCAGAACTGGACGATCGCGATTGGGATCAACAAATCGATCGTGCGAACGTACTCGGGATTTTGCGCTCGCATCTGGTTGTCTTCCTTCATGACCTTTGCCAATACTGCGAGGAGGAACAAGGTTGGCGCGGCAAAGAACCACAGAAGTGCATCACCATTTGGATCATTCAGCGTCTTGATGCTCATGTAGAAACAAGCGCCAGACGCGATCAGAAGGTAAGCCCAGAACGGAGGTTTCATGCCGTCACCTTGAACAGGATGTGTGAGAACACGGAAACGGTCGGCGATTCAATCCGTGACCACGGACCATCAGGACACGGCTCGCCATAGAGGTAGGATTTTCGCGACTGCACTTCCAACGTGACTTTGCCCGTCTTCGTGATCTTGATGGCCTTACCAATAGTCACCTTACCAACACCGCTGGTGTGGACGCTGTATCCGTACGTGGCACCCATTTCAATCGGCATGCCGACGGCGTCGAACTTTTCCATCATTCCTCCTCGGGAACGCCATCCAGGCGATCTTGGGCCCACTGCATGAAGTACTGCTTGGTCTCGTCATCGAGGCGACGGAATCCGGTCTGCAGACGGCGAATCATGTCATCAGCCTGGGCCGGCGTCAGCATCGCACCGCGCTTGGCGCGCTTGCGAGGCCTCATCTGAATGGACGAGGTGTCGTACGTGTGGTACACTTCAGGCTTGAGACCGAGCTCCACCATCACGCTACGCCACTCTTTGCCGTGTGACCGCACCTTCTTGGTCACCATCTTGCCGTTCTCTTCGACCTGCTTGGTGAAGCCGTGAACGACGTGGTTGACGAGGTGAGCCACCTCGTGACCAACTGTGTGGTGAATGAAGTGCTCTTCGTTCTCGTAGCACAGAATGAGATTCAGACGAATTGTCCAATCCTCGCGCCCGCCCGAGATCGCAAGACCACCAAACCGATTCTTGACGTCGTACCGAATCGTGGGTGCGTCTTGGAACTTCACGGCATGTTGAGGCCACTTCTTGGCTGCCATATCGAGGCATTCGCGAACACGCTTCTCGACTTTGGCATGAAGTGCGGGGGTGAAGAGCTTTTTGGATTCTTGAGCGACTTGCTCTTGAGCGACTTGTTCCATCAGAAATACTCCGGATAGATTCTTGACATTCGGGCGAGACGCCCAGTGGTTCACTTTGCGGCCTTCAGGATTTGGGCCACGACCATGGCGTCAGCGAGCCGGATTTCACCATCACGTGTCTTGAACGCGGCCTTCTTGCCCTTCAAACCTTGGAAAGTCACGCCAACCCGTTGGCCGAAGTTGAAGGTCTTGCCGATGAAGGACTTGTCGAGGCCGTACATGTGGCCATTGCGCTCGAGGTTGCGAGCGTATTCAGGGTTGATGTCGTCGGTGCCGATCGTGGCGGTATCACCGAAGATGACCGACAGCTTCAGACCGACTGCATCATAATTGCCGCGAGCGGGCGACACCGACATGCCATGCTTCTTGGCGATTTCCTTCAGGGCAGCGTTGACTTCAGCTTGGATCAGGATGGCTTTGGCTCGGTCCATTTTGTAGTCTTTCAAAAAATTTCGTCGATGTAGAAATTTTAGCACGAAAATCCGTGTGCGAGAAAAAAGACTGTAACGTGTTCTGAAATGTAACCAACCGGAACCCATAAATACGATAATGCATCACATTCTTTACAAAACCACTTGCATCCCAACCGGAAAGTTTTATATCGGGATGCACTCCACCAAGAACCTAGACGACGGTTATCTTGGTAGTGGTCTCATACTTCAACACTCGATCAATAAGCATGGTCGAGAAAATCATGTTCGCACGATCCTGGCCTTCGCGGCCGATCGAAAAGAACTAATTGAACTGGAGAAGACCTTTGTCACTGAAGACTTAGTTCGTGACGAACAGTCAATGAACATTGCTCTGGGTGGTCATGGTGGCCGAGTGAAGCTTAACTACTTAGCAGAAGATAGAGAGCAGTTTGGGAAGATACAGGCGGAAAAGTGGAAGGACCCTGCCTTTCGCATTAAAGTAGTAGAGGGCATAAAACAAGCCTGGACATCTGAAGACTATAGAGCCAGAAAAGCCGAACAGTCTAGCGCGATGTGGACTCCTGAGCGTAAGGCGCAACACGCAGCTGCCACCAAGGGATTGAAGCGAACCAAGGAAACAAGAAAACTTATTTCAGAAGCCAACATTGGTATACGGTGTATGACTAACGGCGTGCGCAGTATTCGCGTAAAGGCAGACCAAGTTGAATCCTATAAATTACTGGGCTATCGCCTTGGGAGAAAGTAAAATTTCTAAACGAAAGATTCCATCGTTGATCATCGAACACGTGTCTGATCGTGGCAACCTTCACTTGCTTAGCCTGTTGGAGCACCGCCGCGAAAAGTACCTCGTGATCGTTGACAACATTGACGACGAGAACATCACCGCGTATGTTCTGGACTATGCGCAACAAGAGGGTGTTGACTTGCGAGCCTTCGTACAACTGGCGGAAGAGTGGCTACAGAAATCGAATGGAGAGTATCCATTCTCGTTCGAACTGTCACGCCTTGGGCTAACTGAAGGAACCCGCAGAATTTACAAGACCTTTGACCTTGCGTATGTAACTCGTCTAGTTGGACGCGCTTTCTCGTTCGA